GTGAGCACCACCATCACCCGCAAGCTGCAGACGATCGAGGCTGCGGCCAACTACCTGAAGGTCTCTCAGCGGACCGTCCGCCGCTACATCGCCGACGGCATCCTGCCCGGCTATCGCGTCGGGCCGAGCGCCGTCCGCGTCGACCAGGCCGACCTTGACGCCCTGGTCCGCCGGATCCCCGCCGCCCAAGCCTGACCATCTCGGACCTCACCCCGCTGAAGGAGGGGGCCGGGAATGGCCACCGTACGCAGAAATGCGAGCGGCCCGCCGAGACGGGCCGCCGCCGATCACCTCACCGCCGCCCCGCCGCCGCCGAGCTGCGGGACGCCTAGCTGCATGGTAGCTGTGCCATGACGTGGACCCGTCTGGGCGATGAGTTCGGCCCGGAAACGAGGGATCTCACCGATGCCGAGTTCCGCCTGCACGTCGAGGCGCTTCTGTGGTCGAATTACCGGCTGCTCGACCTGGTCATCCCGAAAAGGGACCTGAAGAGGTTCGCCGAGACTGACGACTTTGACAGCGCGGCGAAGGGCCTCGTGGCCGCCGGATGGTGGAAGGACCGCGGCGAGGAGTGGTACGTCGGGTGCCGTTTCCCGGAGTGGCAGTTCAGCTCCGAGGAGGTTGCGGCCGACCGCGACCGTGCCGCCTTGCGGATGAAGCGGCTCCGCTGGCACCGGAAGAACGATCACAGTCTCTGCACCGCTCCTGCCTGCAAAGACATAGATGTTCGCGCGAACGTTCCGGCGAACGTTCCCCCCTCTGTTCTGGGACGGGTCGGGTCGGGACGGGTCGGGTCGGGTCGGGGACCCTCCCCTACCGACACCGACCCGGGGCCGCCAGGCTCCGGGGATGGTGTCGGTCACGGTGGCGAACCGTGCGCTCATGGCACCCCCGGCGGCGCGGCCAGGTGCGCGCTCTGCCGTCGCGGCATCGGCGCCCCGGACGGTGAGCCGGAGCCGGGCAGCGGGGACTCGTCATGGTTCACCAGGCCGGCCGAGACGCCGCCAGGAGCCGGGCCATGACCGGCGTGCCACCCGGCTACGACGACGCCGTTCCGCCGCGCTGGCCGGGCGCGCCGCCATCGGCCGCGTACCTGGCCGAGCGGGAACGGCTCGGCTTCCCGTCCCGCGCGCTCGCCCTGTCCCGCGCCTGCCCGTGGTGCGGCGCTGGCCCGTACCAGGAATGCATCGTCATGGCGACCGGCCGGCGGCTGACCCGGGCGCACGAAGCGCGCGAAGTCCCGGTCGTCGACGGGGTCCTCGAGGAGACGGCGGCGAGCCAGCCATGACCGCGCAGCTGGCCGCCCGCGCCCGCGCCATCGCCGCGAAAGCCGCCAACGGCTCAGAGCTGGAGGAGTCCGGATCGCTCAGCAGCATATGGGCGCTCGACGAGGCGCCGGGTGTCCCGCCAAGCCTCGTGTCGACGCTGGCGGCGATCGCCCGTTACGCAGACCAGGACGGGCGCGGCGCACACCCATCAGCCACGACCGTGGCAAGGCACACCCGCAAGTCCGAGAGCCAGGCCAAGCGCGACATCGCGGCGCTGGAGAAGCTCGGCCTGCTGCAGCGGGGCGATCAGTCCGCCGTCGCCTACATCCGGGCCGACCAGCGGCCAACTGTCTACGACCTACCCATGCCACGGGGTAGCACCGATGACACCCCGTCTAGCCGCCACGGGGTAGCACCGATGACACCCCGTGAAGTTGATCACGGGGTAGCACCGGTGCGCGCACGGGGTAGCACCGGTGCACAGAACGGGGTAGCACCGGTGCTACCCGAAGAGATCCAGAAAAGATCTCGAACACGCGCACGCGGCGCCGCTGGCGCGGACGCAGCGCCGCACGCGCAACCCAAACCGCCGTGGTGCGGCGAGTGCGACGAGCGCACCCGCCAGACCGGCGACCCGCCGCGGCGGTGCCCCGAGTGTCACCCGCTTGCCGGGCAGGAACCGCACGGGCGGCACGCCCGGACCGGCGACGGCGCGGCGCTCGCCACGATCACGGCAGGCGTGGCGCAGCGCACCGGGCAGGCGCTGCCGTGACCGCCGTGCCTGTCGTCGCGACCCACGTGCGGAAGGCGCGCCGCGAATCGGCCTGCCCGATCTGCAGCGGCCCGATCCGCGTCGGACAGCAGATCGCCCGCTGTCCCGGCAACCTGTGGATGCACTGCAGCTGCTTCATCGGCCACCAGCACGAGCGCGACGTCGCGGACGAGTGCTGCAGCGCGATAGCACCCGCCGCCGACAGAACGGGACGACCGTGACCGCCAATGCCCAGCTCGCCGAGCGGGCCCGGAAGCTGGCCGCCGCTGCGCCTAACGGCTCGCGCCAGCGAAAGGCCGCGCTGTGCGCCGCGGTCGCGCTCGGCGAAACCCGCTCCGTCGCCGCGGCCCGCGTCGTCCTGCAGCTGCTCGACGACATCGGCCAGGCCGCCGTCCACCGGGCAGCGCTCGAGCTGCTCGACGACCTCACCCGCCAGGAGTCACCATGACCGAGAAGTTCGTCAGCGCAGCCCGCCTGCTCGACCGCGGCCAGCGCGAGAGCATGGCCGACCAGGGCATCGCCGCGGGCTTCACCGTCGCGCAGATGGCCAGCTACCTCGAAGTCAGCCCGTCGACGATCCGCCGCGACCTGCGGCACGCGGCAGAGCGCGGGCGCACGATCCGCGAGACCGGGCTGGACGCCTACCGGTGCAAGCCATGACCGCGCTCGCCGAGCTCCTCGGCGACGGCCAGGCCGCCGCGCTCGCCCAGCTGCGGATCCGCCTCGGCCAGCACCAGGAGCAGCAGCCCGGCCGGCCGGTGCCGGTGGTGTTCCGGCCGCCCGCAGCACCGGTGGACAAGCAAGAGGTGGTGGTGGTCAGGGTGTGCGGCGAGTGCGGCCGGCCGCTGGAGACGGCATGAGCATGCGAGGCCGTCGCCGTCACCGCCGCGAGGTTCTGGCCGAGGCCGCGGCGGACGTCGAGTGCACCAGCTGCTCGAGGCGGTTCGAAGGGCAGGCCGCGTTCCAGGTCCACCACGACAACGGCCAGTGCCTGCCGGACGGGGCGTACGGCCAGCTGGTGCGGCTACGGGATGGCCGGTGGGCTGAGCGGTGGCGGCACCCGCAGATCCCGGCGCCGTGAACGCCGCCCGGCCGCGGTGCCAGCCACTAGCCGGGCGGCGCTCCCAGCATCGCATCTAACCGCCGTCAATTCATGATCATGACGATCGTTAGATGTACCCTGGCCGCAGCACCGGCACGGCAGTGCCGAGGTTCCGCCAGACCCCCGGAAAGGGGAGGTTCGCAGATGGACGCACGGACGTTCGAGCAGCGGCTCGCCGAAATGCACCGGCACGAGCAGCGGTTCGTAGCCACCCTCGGCCACGCCCAGACCGCCCGCCGTCTCGCGGAGAAGCGCGCCGACGCGGCCGAAGGTCACGTCGCCACTCTCAAGGGCATCGTGGGGGCCAGCGCCAAGGTCAGCGAACCCCTCACCTACCGCCGCGGCGGCGAGCATTCGTTCTTCTACGACCTGGTCAGGGCGCAGCGCAGCATCAAGGGCGCGGCCGAGCGGCTAGCCCGTCACCGGCGCGAGATGGACGTGGAGCTGCCGAAGCGGGCCGAGGCGAGGGCCCGGGCCGCGGCAACGGCTTACGAAGCCGCCTTCTACAGCACGCCAGCTGACCGGCGGGCCATGGACGCCGCTCTCGCCGCCGGGTTCAGGCCGTTCGAGCGGCGCGGCATCTCGACCACGCCCAGCCAGGGCGGCTATCTCGCGCCCCCGGTCTATCTCGTGGACGAGTACGTGCCGTTCGCCAGGGCGGCCGCGGCGTTCTCCTCCGACTGGCACCCGATGGTCCTGCCTCCGGCCACCTCCGAGGTGAACGTTCCCCGGCTCGCGGTCGGCACCGGCACCGGGCCTCAGAACGACCTGGCCCCGGTCGTCAGCCGCGACATTCAGGATTCCCTGGTCAGCACGCCAGTGCGGCAGGTCGCGGGCAACGCGGACGTCAGCTACCAGTGGCTGGAGCAGGGCAGCGGGTCGGCCGGGCACGGCGTCGACGAGATGATCTACGCGGACCTGACCGCCGACATCGCCCAGAACACCGACGGCCAGGCCCTGCTGGGCAGCAACACCAGCGGGCAGCTGCTCGGCGTGTGGCCAGCAGGCGCGATCGCCGCGGCGAACGGCATCCTCCAGGCCGACACCTCGACGACGAGCTCGCAGACGTGGACCGTAGCCAGCGAAGGCAACTCGCTGCACGTGAACGCGGCGCAGCTGGTGTCACTGGCCCGCCGGATCCGCAACCGCGGCGACGGATGGTCCTGGTACTGGCATCCCTGGACCTGGAGTCTCTACACGGCTCAGGTCGACAGCCAGGGCCGCCCGCTCGTCAACGACCAGTGCGGCGACCTGCCCGATGGCGTCGCGGGCTACTACCAGAACATCCCGGTGCGTCTCGACGCCAACATCCCCACCACGTTCGGCGGCGCGACGTCGGCGCCGTACATCGGGCCGATCACCGACGGCCAGTACGCCGCCTACCCGGGCGTGGGTTCAGGGAACAGTTACACGCCGCTGCTGCTGGCCCGGCCCGACGACCTGTTCATGTTCACCGGCGAGATCCGGCTCCGGCTGCTGGAGCAGGTGCTGTCCGGAGCGGGCATGGCCCGGTTCCAGGCCGACCAGTATCTCGCGGCGATGCCGAACCGGTACGTGGCCGCCGCCGCGGTCGGCAGCACGGTCTCCGCGGGCGGCGACGTCGGCCACGGCACACTCACCTGGCAGGAAACCCAGTCCCTGCTGATCTTGTCTGGATCGGGGTACTGACATGGCCGCACGCAGCAACGGCACCGCCGAAGCGCCCGCAGCCGGCATCGCCGAGCTGGCCGGGATGGTCACGACCCTGACCCGCGTGCTGGCGAGAATGTGCGTCAACTCGTCTCGCGCGCAAGGCGCCGCCCGGTTCGACCAGATCATCGTCCACGAGATGCACGTCGCCACCGACGAGGAAGCACAGCGGCTCGCCGACTGGCTCGAAACCCACCCATGACGGCCAGGTTCTTCAGCCGGTGGTACACCACGCCGCATCGCGAGCCGCCACCGCGGGAGCAGTGCATCCCGTGCGCGGGCGGCGGCGAAATCAACGGCCTGCCCTGCTACGACTGCGACGGCCGCGGATGGTTCGACGAGCACAACCCGAAGCCAGGAGGCTGACCATGGCACTCGACTACCGGCGCCTGACACCCGCCATCCGCGCCCGACTCGGCCAGCTCGCCGCGCCCGGCTACGAGACGACGGCCCGCGACGGCGCACCCGCCGTACCCGACGAGAGCATGCTCGCCCGCCGCGAATACCGCCAGCGCCACGGCCTCACTCAGCCTGCAGCAGACGGCGGCCAGGCGCTCGCGCTCCGCCGCCGCCAGCTCGAGCTGCTCCGCCTCGCCGCAGGCTGACCGATGGCCAGGCCCTGCGACTGCGACGGCCCGTGCCTCGGCGGCAGGTACGGCGCCTACACCGTGCTCGTGCACCGCGCCCAGGCCGACACCGACCCGGCGCGACGCCAGCAGGCCATGGACTACCTAGCGAAAATCGGACCCATGGCCGGGTCGATCGGCGCAGACGGCAGCTGTCCCGGCGACGGGCTCGCCGCACCCATGATCAGCAAGCTCTACCCCGACGAGAAGCCGCAGCCCGGCCCGGAAGTACACGACGTGATCGCGGAGATCGAAGCCGCAGGAGTCAAGCGGTTCGAGCAGTTCCTCGCCGACGCCCGCCGCAACGCCGCGCTCGGACCAGCCGAAACCGGAGCCAGCAGTGACCAGCGATGATCGGCAGGCTGTGCATCTGCCAGGGCTGCGCAGGCCACGGCGCACATCAGCCGGTGTTCGCAGCATCAGCCGTCAAGGGCCAGCGCTGCCCAGCCTGCGCACGCGCCCACGACAAGGCGCGCGGCACGACGACCGCACGCGGCTACGGCACAGCACACCAGACCGAGCGAGCACAGCAACTCGCTCGCTGGGCACCCGGTCAGCCGTGTGCTCTGTGCGGGAAACCCACCTGGAAGAAGTCGCAACTCGACCTCGCACACAACCGTGCCCGCACCGGATACCTCGGGCTCGCCCACCGCGAGTGCAACAGGGCCACGAACGCCCGATGAACCGGACAGAGACGGACATAGATATACAATCTTTTTATATCGGGCATATGCGACTGACCCCCCCAGTCCCGCGTTCCCCCCGACACATGCTGAAACGAACGAGATTTGATCATGGTCGAGCGGATTTTGATCTTGAAGGGCCGTCGTGAGCACGGAGGGTGACCAGATCCCCCGGCCGCCGCGTGGCCTGAAGGCGCCCGGACGGCGGCTGTGGCGCGATGTGCAGGGCAAATACGAGCTCGAAGAGCACGAGAGCGCGCTGCTGACCGAGATGTGCCGGGTCGCTGACCGTCTCGACGCACTGGCGCGCGTGGTCGACGCCGAGGGCGTGATCGAGGAGGGCACTGGCCGCGCTCACCCCGCTCTCGTCGAGTCGAGGCAGCTGGGGATCGCGTACGCGCGGCTGTCGGCGGCGCTGCGCCTGCCGGCCGGGGCTGAGGGTGACCATCAGGCGGGGTCGCGGCGTCCGCAGCGCCGTGCGGGTGCCCGCGGGGTGTACCTGAGGAGGGTGCAGTGAAGGTTCGCGAGGCACGGCAGGCAGCGCTCCCGGCGCCGCCTGAGGAGCTGCTGTGGTTCACGCAGTCGTGGCGGCCGGCCGGCCGCGGCCCGGGGATGGACGCCTACCCGGATCGCGCGGCGTGGCTGGCGGCCCGCCGCGACTGGGAGACGCGGCACGGGATGACGATCGCGGAGTGGTCGGCTGCGACGTGGGCCGAGCTGCACCGCCGGGCGGGGTCGCTGGACGAGTTCAACGAGGCGCTCGAGCTGACGATGTACGAGGCCGACGACTGGCAGGACCCGCGGGACCTGCGGGACCTGCCGGAGCCGACGCCGGAGCAGCAGCTGGCCGCCGTGGCGGCGATGCGGGCGAAGATGAGGGAGGTCTGAGCCATGGCCGGAACCCTGGTCAAGAAGGTGATGCTGCGGATCGCCGCTGACGACGGCGACACCGAGGAAAAGCTCGACAAGATCTCCGCGAAGGCTGACGAGCTGGCCCGCAAGCACCCGGACCTGAAGGTGAAGATCAACACGGCTGCCGCCTCCGCGAAACTGGCGGCGCTGCGCACGGAGCTGAAGCGCACCGACGACGCGGCCAAGGACGGCGAGTCGCGGTTCGGGGCGTTCGGCCAGGCGCTGAATATCGGGCTGCTGGGCGGTATCGGCGGCGGTATCAGCGAGATGTCGACGTTCCAGAAGGTCATGATGGGCCTCAACCTGGCCACGGGTCTGGGTGAGCCGCTCGTCGCTGGCCTCACGGTCGCTGTGGGCGGCCTGAGCGCGGGCCTGGTGTCTGCTGGCGCGGGCCTGGGCGTGTTCGGCGCGGTCGCGAAGTCGGTGTGGTCCGGGGTGAGCACGAACATCACCGCGGCGACGGCGGCTGAGAACAAGATGGCGTCGGCCCGGACCCTCAAGCAGCAGACCGCGGATGCCAAGGCGTTCAGTGCGGCGCTGAAGGGCCTGAACCCGGGGCAGCGGTCCCTGGTGATTGGCGCGGCGAACGCCGAGTCGGGCTGGCACAGCTTCGTGCAGTCGTCGGCGTCGGGCGTGGCCAGCGTCCTGGTGCCCGCGCTCAACCTGGTGCCGCGGGCCCTGCAGCTGGCGAAGGGGTTCCTCGGCCCGGTCGAGGGCGCGCTGCGTGGCGTGGTGTCGATGGTGTCCAAGGGCCTGAACAGCCAGGGGTTCTCCTCGTTCATTCACATGCTGCAGGCCAACGCGGGGCCGATGATCACCAAGCTCGCGGTGGCGATCGGGCATGTCGTGGTGGGTATCGGCGGGATCCTGCGCGCGTTCATGCCGGTGGCGCAGGAGATGGGCTCCGGGCTCGACTCGATCACGGCGAAGTTCGCCAAGTGGGGAACCACCCTGAGCGGGCACTCCGGGTTCCAGTCGCTGATGACCATGTTCAAGACCGAAACGCCGATGGCGGTGCACGCCCTGTCGCAGATCGGGTCGCTGATCAAGACCGTGGTCAGCAACATGACGGGGCTGTCGACGTTCTCCAACTCCAAGATGCTGCTGCAGGCGCTCAACCCGCTGCTGGGCATCCTGAACCGGCTGGCGAAGGTGCCGGGCCTGGTCAACATGGTGCTGTACCTGAAGCTGGCCACGGACGGCGGCAAGAAGCTGCATGCGGCGTTCACCGGGCTGCAGTCGGTGTTCGGGGTGTTCAAGGGCGGCGCGTCGGCGCTGCAGGACTTCAACGCCGGGCTGTCCAACTCGTCCGCCGCGGCCAGCGACGCCACGGGGGCGTGGGGCACGTTCGGCGGGAAGATCTCGAAGATCGGCTCCTCGCTCGCTTCTGCCGGGTCGTCGGTGGCGTCGTTCGTGACCGGGTACGCGGCGAAGATGGGCACCGCGATCGCCGCCACGGGGACGTGGATCGCCGAGCACGCCGTGGCCGCGGGCACGTTCATCGCCGAGAACATCACGATGGCCGCGTCGGCGACGGCGGCGTTCATCGCGGAGAACGCGGCCACGCTGGGGCTGGTGGCGGGGATCGGCCTCCTGGTCGCCGGGATCATCTTCCTGGCCACCCACTGGAAGACGGTGTGGAAGGACATCAAGCTGGGCGTGGCGGACGCTGTCGACTTCATCAAGGCGCACTGGAAGCTGCTGCCCGCGATCTTCCTCGGCCCGCTCGGCATCGTGGCCACGCTCGTGCTGTCGAATTTCGGCCGGATCAAGCAGTACGCGATGGACCTGGTCAGCGGCGTGCGGGGCATCCTGAACTGGTTCGGGCGGCTGCCGGGCCTGTTCATGGGCTGGTTCGACGAGGCGGCGAACGCGGTCTACTCGGCGTCGATGCGGATGATCTCGTTCGTGCGCACCATCCCGGGCAAGATCCTGGCTGGCCTGGCTGACCTCGGGTCGATGCTGTTCTCGCTCGGCGAGCGTGCGATCTCCAGCCTGATCAGCGGCCTGGGGTCGATGATGGGCGGCCTGATCAGTAAGGCCGAAGGCTGGGGTCACGACGTCGCCAACGCGCTCGGCTCGCCGTTCGGCATCCATTTCTCGGAGCCGTCCGAAGCCAGCAAGATGATCACCGCGGGGCGCCGGATCGCCCTGGGCCTGGGCACCGGCATGGACAGCGGGAGGGGCGCGGTGGCGGCGTCGGCGGCGCGGCTGGCCGCATCCGCGAGCATCAGTGGCAGCGGCGCGGCCGGTGCGGGTCGCGGCGGGCCTACGGTCGTGCTGGCGCCCATGAGCGGGGGCAGCGACCTCGAGCGGATGATGTGGGATTGGTTCCGCAACCAGGTGCGCGTCAAGGGCGGCGGCGGCCCGTACAGCGCGCAGATCGCGCTGGGACAGACGTGGCCACATCCCTGATGGCAAGCTGGCCGGCATGAGCAACGACAACGAAGGCGACGCGCTGGCGCTCATCCAGGCCGTTCACCGCCGCGACCTGGCGGGCGCGGTGGCCATCTACGAGGCCAGCCCGAACCCCGGCTACCTGACCGGCCAGTGCGTCCGCACCGTGCTCGACATCGCGCAGGGCATCGCTGACCAGGCCGGCGCGGCGGACGGAGGGGCCGCACTCGTCGCCGGCATCCTCGAGCAAGCCGCCTCACCGGCGCCGCAGTCGGCACCAGAGCCGCCCGAGCCCGGCCCTCAGCCGATCATCGTCGACATCGGCTCTGCGGAAGCGGTCGCCGCCGCCAAGGCTGCGCTCCTGGCCGCGTTCGACGACGACGACGCCGGGATGAGCGCCGTGCTCGGCACCCTCACCCACGTCGAGGCGGTCAGCGTCGCGGCCGTGCTCGCCCGCATATTCGTCACGTTCGTCGGCGAGGACGACCGGGCGGGCGCCCGTGAGCAGCTGGCCCGGTCGATGCGTCCAGGACCGGCGCAGCCCTGAGCGCGTCCCGCTGAGATAGATCACGGCCATGAATGTGTGATTCCCAGGGCTGACCTGCGGTTGAAATCGAAACTGTTTCACGCCAGAACTGAGCTGTTACGGAAACCTGCAGGTAGGAGGGTTGCCGTCCCTTCCCGGCCGTTTCTCGTCCCTTGACGGCTGTTTCAGCTCCGGTATCCGTGCAGGTCAGCGACCCGTGCGGTAACGGCTGTCGGCGTTGGTGCAGGTCAGGAGCGGAAACCGCGCAGTTACCGCGGTAACGGCCTCACGGACGCGGGCACCCCGCGGGCGCAGGTACGCACGGGTAACAAGCGCGGGCGGCCGAGCCCACGCGCAGCCACGGGGGCGTCCGAATTCGGCCAGCGCCTGGCCGAATTCCGCCACGCCAGACGGAATCCGGATCTTGGTCGCGGGGCCCTCAGATCGATTCTGCGGCCCTGGCCGTTCAAGCCTTACCGAGCTATGGCCCGGCATGCCGTTCGCGCCTGCGCCTTCAGATCCGCCAGCGCCTGACGGGTTAGCGGCTCGCGGCGCCGACCGGCGTCGACCACCAGCGACCGGTAGAAGCGCCGGAACCGCAGCCAGGCCACGACCCGGCGCACTAGGGCCCGTCGATCTCGTCCAGGCGCTCGCACAGGTCCTCGAGGTCCTGATGCACCACGATGTGCTGACTCGTCTGCGCGGGCCGGTTCACCGCGACGTAGACATGGTTTTCGAGGGCGATCTGCCAGCCCGGGTGACGGGCGCGGACGCTGGCCAGGGTGACGGGCTGCTCGTCCGGCTGGGCGGTTTCAAGGTTCATCAGCTCTCCTGCTGCGGGGGTGCGGCGGGGATGTGCTCGAGCTCGGGGGAGATGGCGCAGTACCCGCCGATGTCGGCGTACACGGTCGCGCGCCAGATGCTGTCCACGGCCGACCAGCGGATGTGCGCGCCGCAGTAGGCGCAGGTGCCGTCAGCGGGGGCCGCAGGCTCGGTGTCCACACGGCGGAGCAAAGCGCATCACAGCAGGACACGCAAGGTCACAGGGCTGCTTGTCACCACCAGGTAAGACGGGTATCACCCTTGACGTGATCAGCCGTGACCGGCCCGTGCCGCCGTACCGCCAGCTGGCCGCGATCATCCGCGGCCGGATCACCTCTGGCGAGCTGCCCCGCGGGTCGCGGCTGCCGTCGATCCTGGCCATGTCCGGCGAGTACCAGGTGTCGGTGCCGACCGTGCGCAAGGCCCTCACCCTGCTGAAGGATGAGGGCCTTGTCGTCGGTGTCGGCGGCTACGGCACGTTCGTCGCCGAGGACGAGGCGTAGGACGCTCCGCTCGCCGCGAGCGCGGCCAGGTAGGTGCGGATCTTCTGGGCGCGGGCCTGGCCGACATGCATCACGCGCCGGATGTGCCGGACGGATGGCACCGCGCCGTCGTCGAGGTCGCTGGCGAACAGCTCCATCGCCCGCTGGCCGCCTTCGGGTGGCACCAGCTCGTATGCAGCCGCGCGGCGCACCGCGGGCGCCACGGTGATGACCGCAACCTCGGTGCCAGTGAGCACGCCGTGCCAGCTGGCCATGCAGCGGCAGGTACACGGCTCGCTGGCACTGGCCAGCAGGCAGGCCGCGCTGCAGAGCCGGTGGTCGATCAGGTCTCGCGCCGTCATCCGGACGGCACCGTTGCTGCTCAATCAGGTTCCTCCACTTCCATGTGGCCGTTGGCCTCGGCGAGCACGGCCTGACGCACTTTGCGCTCAGCCGTGCGGGTCAGCCCGAACCGCGTCATCACCTGCCGCTGGGACAGGGGATTGCCCGCGGTCACCGACGCGGCGAGCGCGAGCCGCGCGGCGTGCTCTGAGTCGACTGGCGCAGATTGCGCGGGTGCGGCCAAATCGGTAATGCCATTACGGATTTCGGCGCCCGGATCGAGGCCGAATTCCGTCAGCGGCAGACGGAATTCGTGCCTGCCGACGACCCGCTTGAGGACGCCGAGCCCGACCGCGAGTGCAGCTGCGGCAGCGAGCGGCGGCACGGCCGCGGTCGCCCTCGACGCGAGGTCGTGACCGGCGATGTGGCCGACGTTCCCCGCGACGGACACGGCCAGGCCGAGCACCGTCACACCCCACGCGCCGGCCCGGCTCCGCACCGTCCAGCCATCGGCCAGGGCGACGAACAGCGCCAGCTCGCCCACGCCGATGAACGTGTCGATCTGCAGCGGCCAGGCGACCGCCCACACGCCGTGCAGGCCGTGGTGGGTCGCCCACAGCCACAGCCCGCGGTAGGACTCGGCGAACGACGTCAGCGACGCCGCGGCGACCAGGACGCTGATCGCGGCCAGGGCGGCCCGGCGGAACACGGTCATCCGGCCCGCCTCGGTGCGGCATGGCGCCCCGGTGCGGCATGACGGCCCCGCGGGGCCACGGCCGGCCGGGTGGCGACCAGCGGCGCCAGCTCGGCGACCCGCTGGCACCGGGCGTCGACCGCGGCGGCCGCCATGACGGCCACTGCCGTGCCGACCCGGGCCAGCGCCCGCCAGCGTCTGCCAGCCGTCGCCACGGTGGCAGGCGTGGCGCCCGGCTGGAGGGCCGCGGCGAGCTGCCCGGCCGCGTCCCGGTGCGCGCGGGCGGACAGATCCGCCAGCGTGACCGGCGCCCAGCCGGTACTGGCGGACGCTGGCGGCCTCCGTGCCCGCCGGGCCGCCCGGATCCTCTCCACGCGCCGCCCGATCTCGTACGCGATCGACGTCGGCACGACAGCCCAGCGCAGCCACGCGCCAGCCGCCACCGCGGCCACGACGACGGCGCCGGGCGCCCACCCGCCGGTCACCGGCCGTCCTCCCGCCGCTCGGCGAGCATGGCGTCCACCCGGGCCGCCGTGGCGTCCTGGTCGGCGCGCCGCTCGGTGACCAGCTGCTGCCGCACCCGGTGCAGGGTGGACAGCGCGTCGTCGATCGCGGCCATCGCCGTGTTCGCCGCCCCGGTCTGCGCGGCCGTCGCGCCCGCGGCCGGGTCGCGCTCGGCCCACTCGGCCAGCGCCGACCCGAGCACGGCCGCGAGGTTCTCCAGCTGGGCCGCGCTCACCGCTGCACCGCCTTCAGCTCCGGCCGCGGCGGCGGGAAGTTGGCGATCGTGCCCAGCTCGCGCCACAGGCCCTCGTACCGGCCGGCCCGGTTCCAGTTCTCCGTGCACTCCGCGCACGGCTCCTCGATCCCGCACTTCGCGCAGCGACCCGACCGGTATTCGATCGCGTCCTCGATCGCCTCGGCCAGCAGGATCATGGTCGCGTCGAGCGGCGGCATCTCCTGCTGCAGCAGCGCGGTCAGGGCCTGCTGCAAGCGGCCGATCAGGTACCTCGGGTCGCTCTCCATCTCCCGGTACGCGGCCAGGTCGCCGCGCTGGTTGTGGGCCATGTTGTTCGCGATCACGTTGTCGACCGGGAAGTACCGGTCGAGCAGCGCCCGCGCGACCGCGGCGCGGGTGTCGGGCAGCTCGGCCGCGGGCGGCGCTAGCCGCAGCCGGGGCCGCTGCTTAGGGTTGGTGGTCAAGGTCTCCTCCTGGTAGCTCAGGTGGTGATCTAGGGACGGCCGGGTGTGCAACCACCTGGCCGTCCCGCTGGGTTTACGCGGTGCCCTCCCTCCGCTTCCTCGTCGACTTGGCGCGCGTGATCGGCGTGACCGTGGCGCCCGCGAGGTCTGACAGTGCCGCGGCGATGACCTTGTCCCGTTCGGCGGCAGCGTGCTGGTAGCGGAGCGCAGCACCGGCCGTGGCGTGGCCGAGGCGGGCCATCAGCTCAGCGAGCGTGGCGCCCGTGGCCGCGGCGAGCACGGCCCCGGTGTGCCGCAGGTCGTGGAACCTCAGATCCGGCCGCCCGGCCGCATCACGCGCCGGGTAGTACACCCGGTACAGCGTGGCCGTGGCCATGTGCCGCCCGGCATCGCCCGACGCGGGGAACAGCAGGGCGTCCCGGCTGACCGCGACATGGTCCCGCAGGTGGTCTTTGACCACCGGCATCAGGTGCGGCGGGATGTTCACGGGCCGCTTCCCGGCCTCGGACTTCGGGTCCTTGACCTTGTGGCCGCCGGGGACGCGAACGGCGCCGCGGCGCACGTGGACGACAGCGTTGCGCACGTCGATGTCGGAGCGGCGCAGCTCGGCCAGCTCGCCGAACCGCAGCGCGCACCAGGCGGCGAGCAAGGCCATCAGCCGGTACCGCGCGGGGAGTGCCTTGACGAGGGCCTCGAGCTCGGCGAGCGTCGCGGGCCGGATCTGCTTGGCCCGCTTCGCGCTCCCGGCGCCGCGTACACGGCACGGGCTGGCATCGATCACCTCGTCGGCGACGGCGGTGTTGAGGATCGTGCGCAGCAGGCCGTAGGCGTGGGCGCGCTGCGTCGGCCCGGTCAGGCTCTTGAGCCGGGCATGCCACTCGCGGACCGCGGCAGGCGTGACCGCCGGGACGGCCGTCTCCCCGAACGCCGGGAGGATGTGGTCCCGCAGGATCTGGGCGTAGTCGCCGCGGGTGCGGTCGGCGAGGTCGCGGTCCGCCATCCATGCCGTCGTGTACGCGGCGAGGGTGACCGGTGCGGCCTTCGGCTCGGCCGGGGGCAGCCAGGCGCCGCGCAGGATCTCCGAGTGGCGCAGCGACAGCCAGCCCTCCGCGTCCTGCTTCGTGCCGAACGTGAGCGGCCTGCCCTCCGGTGTGCGGGCGCTGTAGGGACGCCCGTCCGGGCCGGTGTAGCGGGCCTGGTGCTTGCCGGATGGCAGCTTGCGGACGCTGCCGAAGTAGCGCTTGCCCAC